ATTAGAGGATATTTCTGTTATTTTAATGAGTGATAAGATAAATCAGTAATGTAATTAAGGCACTTAAAACTTTCAGTTTTTCAAAGTGAATCATAAGTAAAATAAATGTATAGGCATCAATCCTTGAATGGGTTGGTGCTTTTTTCATGCTCGGAGAAATCCGGGCATTTTTTATGCCTAAATTTAGGAGAGAGGAGGAAACCTATGGCAAGTAGAATACAGGGTATTACTGTTGAGATTGGTGGGGATACCACCAAATTGCAGACTGCCCTTAAGGGTCTGAACGGAGAAATCAAATCCACACAGACGGCTCTTAAGGATGTTGAAAAATTATTGAAAATGGATCCGGGTAATACAGAACTTCTTGCACAGAAGGAAAAACTCCTGGCACAGGCTGTTGATGAAACAAAACAGAAATTGGAAACATTAAAGACGGCAGCCGAACAAGCGAATACTGCACTTGCGAATGGAGATATTTCACAGGAGCAGTACGATGCCCTTCAAAGGGAAATCGTGGAAACGGAACAGAAATTAAAGGAACTTGAGACACAGGCAAATCAGTCGGCTACGGCAGTACAGAAGATTGCCGCCACGGGAGAATCATTAAAGACCACAGGTGATAATATCTCCAATGCCGGAAAGAAACTCCTCCCGGTAACGGCTGCCGTGACTGGACTTGGAACAGCATCGGTCACTACGGCTGCGAACTTTGAAAGTTCCATGAGTCAGGTGCAGGCTACAATGGGAATCACAAAGGATTCCATGTCTACACTTGACGGTCAGAGCGTCAATACGATGGATGCTCTGTCAAACCTTGCAAAGGAAATGGGTGCATCCACAGCGTTCTCTGCAACAGAGTGTGCCGAGGCACTAAACTATCTTGCACTTGCAGGTTACAGCACACAGGAAATGGCAGATACACTTCCTACAGTACTTAACTTGGCGGCGGCTGGTGGCATTGACCTTGCATCAGCATCGGATATGGTAACGGATGCCATGTCTGCCCTTGGAATGGAAACTGCCGAGGCTGATACGATGGTAGACCAGATGGCAAAGACGGCTTCTACCACCAATACATCCGTTGCACAATTAGGAGAAGGTATTCTTACTATTGGTGCAACAGCAAAATCCATAAAGGGTGGAACGGCAGAACTTAATACGGCGCTTGGTATTCTTGCAAATAACGGTATCAAAGGAGCAGAGGGTGGTACACACCTTCGGAACATTATCCTGTCATTACAGAATCCAACGGATAAAGCAGCCGCTCAGATGGAGGCACTCGGTGTGTCTGTATATGACTCCGAGGGAAATATGCGTTCCATGAATGATATCCTTGGGGATTTGAATACAAGCATGGAGGGTATGACTTCCGAAGATAAGGCGAATATCATATCCACCATTTTCAATAAGACAGACCTTTCTTCCGTCAATGCTTTGCTCGCCAATACGGGTAGTACATGGGACAGTTTGCAGTCATCCATTGAAAACAGTGCTGGTGCAGCACAACAGATGGCAGACACACAGCTTGATAATTTACAGGGTCAGTTAACCTTACTAAAGTCAGCTCTTGAAGGGCTGGCTATTTCTTTTGGTCAGTTACTGATGCCTGCATTAAAAAGTATCGTGGGTGCGGTGCAGAAGGTAGTGGACTGGCTGAACTCCCTTGATGAGGGTACGAAGAAAGTCATTGTCACGGTTGCACTTGTAGCCGGAGCATTGGGACCGGTACTGATTGTGGTAGGGAAAGTAATCTCTGCCGTTGGTACGATTATGACGATTGTTCCGAAGATTGCCGGGGTTATCAATACTGTAAAAACAGCTTTTATGGCCTTGAATGCCACGATGCTTGCCAATCCGATAGTGCTGATTGTTGCAGCCATTGTTGCTCTGATAGCAATATTTGTGGTTCTTTGGAATAAGTGTGAAGGTTTTAGAAACTTCTGGAAAGGACTGTGGGAAGGTATCAAGAATATCGTATCTACAGTTGTGGAGGCACTTAAGGGATTCTTTACCGGGGTTATCGATTTTGTGAAGAATAACTGGCAGGGATTGTTATTAATGCTTGTGAATCCGTTTGCCGGAGCATTTAAGTTGTTGTATGACAACTGCGAAGGGTTCAGGAACTTCATCAACGGAATACTTGAGAAGATTAAGACAGCACTCACAAATGCGTGGACGGCCATTACAACAGGAATACAGACTGCTTGGAATGCAATATCAAGTTTCTTTACTACAATATGGGAGGGCATCAAGACCATATTCAGTACGGTACTTGAGGCAATCAAGACGGCTATTACCACCTATATCAATGCGTACAAGACTGTCATAACCACGGTGTTTAATGCAATCAAAACGGTTGTTACCACAGTCTGGAATGCGATAAAGACGGCTATTGATACGGTACTGAATGCAATCAAGACGGCAATGACTACGGCTTGGAATGCTATCAAGACCACGGTCACTACTGTGGTAAATGCCATCAAAACGGTCATTACCACAGTGTGGAATGCCATCAAAACAGCAATCACTACGGTTATGAATACCATTAAAAGTACGATAAGCAGTATCTGGAACGGCATAAAATCAACTATCAGCGGTATTGTGAATGGGATTAAGAGTACGGTATCCACCGTGTTCAACAATATGCTTTCCGCCATAAAAAATACAGTGGGAAAGATTGCATCTTCTATTAAGAGTGGATTCCAGACGGCTATCAGTTTTATCACGAGCCTTCCTTCACAGGCATTGCAGTGGGGCAAGGACATGATAATGGGAATCGTAAATGGTATCAAGAGTTGTATCAATGCCGTGGGAGATGCCGTTAAGAGTGTGGCTGACAAGATTAAGTCTTTTCTTCACTTCTCCGTGCCGGATGAGGGACCTTTGACGGAGTACGAGTCATGGATGCCGGACTTCATGGAAGGACTGGCAAAGGGCATCGAGAAGAGTAAGGGTGTTGTTGCTAAAGCGGTGGAAGGGGTGTCACAGGATATGGTCATCAATCCGAATGTGAATGCAACCTCGGCTGCAATGGAAGGCACATCGAATTCATCTGCACAGAACACGGCAAGCATTGTGGGTGCAATCCATGATGCCATTGCAGGACTCAATATGCAGGGTGGCAACATTTCCATTCCTGTTTATATCGGAGGAACACTTCTTGATGAAGTGGTCGTGAATGCACAGCAGAGAATAAACCTAAGAAGCGGAGGAAGATAAATGGCACATATTCAATATTTGAACTTTGATGGAGAAGACCTGCCACTTCCTGTCAGCTACGATGTTGGCTTATCGGATGTGGAGGCAGATTCGTCCGGGGAAACGGAAGCCGGGACAAGACAGAGAGATCTGGTAAGGAGCGGGGTGGTGGAAATATCCTGCTCCTTTAATGTCAGTCCCACATGGCTTAAGAAACTGACTATCTTTCGGAACAGACCAAAGATAACGGTGAAATATTTTGACACGGGAACATTGGAGATAAAGCAGACACAGATGTACATTGACGGATTTAAGTCGGGACTACAGAAAGATACTTCGTTTAAGGGGTTGTGGACTGTGTCATTTACATTAAAGGAATTTTAGAAAGGGGTGGTCTGATGTATCCAGTCAGTGATGAGTATTTAACAGCAATTCAGGATAATACCAGGTCATATTATTTTGAAGGCTGTATTACCACAAAGGCAGGCATTCAATATCCCTTTACCAATAAAGACATTGTAAAAGGCAGTGGTTATATAACCAACCAGTGCTGTGGAAATAATGAAATAGAGATTGGTTCTGTATATGCTGCGGAACTTGGAATTACTCTTTATACGGATGTGGACAGATATACTCTGGAAGGTGCAACGGTGGCCATCAGCTTTTTTCTTCAGCTGGCAACCGGGAACTATGAGGAAGTACCGCTTGGTATTTTTGAAGTAAGCGAGGCGAACAGAACCATTAACTGCCTTGCTATTAAAGCATATGATTATATGCTCCGATTTGATAAGGCATTCAAAAATAAGGTCAGCAGTGGTACGGCTTATGACCTGCTTTCCCTTGCCTGTGAAGAATGCAAGGTGGAACTGGCACATACGCAGGAAGAGATAGAAAGCTGGAACAATGGAAAGATTCTGCTTGGTATCTATGGAGAAAATGACATAGAAACATGGAGGGATATTCTTTATTATGTGGCACAGGTGCTTGGGTGCTTTGCGACCATCAACCGTTTTGGGAAACTGGAACTTCGAAAGTATGGCAATACATCCGTGCTTGATATCCCGGACACACAGCGGTTCAGCAGCAGTTTTTCTGATTTTGTTACAAGATATACAGCCATCAATTCCACGAATAACAGGACACAGACAGCAGAGTATTATGCGTTGGACCCGGATGACGGTCTTACCATGAATCTTGGAGTCAATCCGTTGCTGCAGTTTGGACTTACGGAAACAAGAAAAACCATACTGCTCAATGTGTTAAATGACATTTCAAAGATAAATTATGTGCCGTTTGATTCGGCTACCATAGGCAATCCGGCATTTGACCTCGGTGATATTATAACCTTTTCCGGGGGACACGCTGACGAGAAACAGATTACCTGCATTACGAAATATGAGTTCAAAGTCAATGGAAAACACACCTTGCAGTGCGTTGGCAAGAATCCAAGGCTTGCAGAGGCAAAGAGTAAGAATGACAAGAACATCAGTGGTTTGTTAAATCAGGTGGAGGCAGGAAAGATTGTAGTACATACTTTCATGAATGCCTCGCCTTATACCATTGGCTCTGTGGATACAGAGATAGCGAGCATTGGATCTATGTCAATACTTTGGACAAAAATTTAGGTTTTTCTGGTGGGTTCCC